CATATGAAGCTTTAGAAAAATCGGGTATTACAAAAGATATAGTCAACAGTTACATTGCAGGTCAAGCGGCTATCGCTGACAAACAAGCTGCTGAAATAAAAGCAACTGTTGGTGGTGATGCAAGTTACCAAGAAATGGTTGATTGGGCAGCAAGCAATATGAATGATGGTGAAAAACAAGCATACAACAAAGCAGTCAATAGCGGAGATATGGACACAGTTAAGTTAGCAGTTAATGCGCTTAAAGGTCAGTATGAAAGAGCTAATGGAACTGAGCCAAAACTTGTAGAAGGTAAAACTTCTGGTACAAGTGAACAAGGTTATGCATCTTGGGCGCAAGTTACAGAAGCTATGTCTAATCCTAAATATGCTAAAGACCCTGCTTATCAAGCAGAAGTTAAAGCAAAACTAGCTAACAGTAATATATAATATGAAAAACAGTCTATACGGAAACATGAATAAAAGAAAAAAAGCAGGCACTTCAAGACCTAAGTCTAAAAGTACAGTAAGTGCTAAAGCTTATTCTAATATGAAAAAAGGTTTCCCAAGTAAGAAAAAATAAAACATTTAACTTTGCGGGTGAAAGCCCGCAGAGTACATAGTTGTGCGTCCTTTTTAGGAGGCAACTGCTAAAACATAATAATTAAGTCTAACGACTTGACCACCTGCGGGTGACAATCTTGGAACTACAACTGAAAATATGTCGAGGCTTTTATAAACAATAACATAACAAAAGGAAACCAATATGGCAAACGCAAGTCCTGTTTCACAGGGTCTAGTTAACGCTACTGGTACTGAAGATGCATTGTTTCTGAAAGTTTTTGCTGGAGAAGTTCTTACTTCTTTTGACAGAGCTTCAGTAACTGCTGGCGCTGAAATGGTTAGAAGTATATCTTCTGGCAAATCAGCAACTTTCCCTGTAATGGGTAGAGTTGGCGCTGCATATCACGTAGCAGGAGCAGAAATAACTGGTTCTGATGTAAACCACAACGAAAAGGTTATTACAATTAATGACCTTCTATTATCTTCTGTGTTCTTATCGAACATTGAAGAAGCTAAAAACCACTGGGATGTAAGAAGTGCATATTCTACAGAAATTGGAAGAGCATTAGCTTTCCAAAAAGATAAGCATATCCTACAAACTATTGGTCAAGCATCTCAAGCAACAGCAAACGTAGCAGATTCAGGCTATGGTGCTGGTTCAACTGTAACAAATACTGGTATTGCTAGTGCTACTGCTTCAACAGCAGCTAACGCTATGATTGATGCTTTATTTGATGCAGCTAAAGCTTTAGACGCTAACTACGTTCCAAAAGAAGGTAGAAAAGCTTTCATTAGATTAGAAGAATACTACAAGCTAGCTAATGGAACTAATGTAACTAACGTTGACTTCTCAGGTCAAGGTTCAATTGCTGAAGGTAAAGTAGTTAAAGTTGCTGGAATTGAATTAATTCCAACTCCTCACTTTATCGACAGTAACATTGTTGCAGCTAATGACGAAACACCTGCTTCAGGTAAATCAGCTACTATTGCTGACCCTCAAGCGGTAAATTTATCAAACTATGTATGTTTGGTATCTCATCCGTCAGCAGCTGGAACTGTTAAGTTAATGGACTTAGCTGTTGAATCTGAATACGACATCAGAAGACAAGGTACATTAATGGTTGCTAAATACGCTATGGGTCATGGTGTACTTAGACCAGAAGCAGCTGTAGGAATTAAAGAAGCATAATACTTCTTTATTCTACACAATATTGAGAAAGACGGGGGCGGGAGACTTAACCCGTCTATCTCTTATTAATTAATTATAGGAAATAGAAATGGCAACACAAATCACACCAACTACTGAGCTACAAGCAGTCAACATAATGCTGTCTGTAATAGGAGAAGCTCCAGTTAATGCAATTACAGGCACTACATCAGTTGACGTTTCTACAGCAAAAAATATTTTAGATGAAACATCTATGTCTATCCAATCTCAAGGATGGCATTTTAATACACACAATAAATATACTTCATTATCAATAGACCAAGATGGTCGAATCCCCCTTCCAGCTAACTGCGTTAAAGCAGATGCTAGTCAAAATTTTAGATATATTAATTTAACTATTAGAAATGGTTATTTATATGATTTAGATAAACACACTGACATTTTTTCATCTGTACCAGCAGAAGTTGATTTAGTTTTAGTACAACAATTTGAACAATTACCTGAATACGCTAGACAATATATTACACAAAAAGCATCAAGAAGATTTGCTTCAAGATTTTTAGGTGATAAAGAAATAATTTCATTAATAGCAAATGATGAGAATGAAGCGTTAATGGCATTTCATCAAGCAGACAGCCAAGAAGCTGATGTTAATATGTTAGAAGGTGATGCAAATACTTATTCAATTATAAACAGACCTACTAGAAGGACTTGGTAATGGGTGGTGTAGTATCACAGAGTATTCCTAATTTTCTGAATGGTATCTCACAGCAGACACCTACACAAAGAGGAATTAATCAAGGTGAAGAACAGATAAATTTACAAAATGGTATAGTAGACGGTTTATCTAAAAGACCTTCATTTGAATACATAAGTACATTAGATGCTACAAATGTATATCCTAACACTACAAAGTTTTGGTCTATACAAAGAGATAAACAAAACCAATATATGGTTACTGTTTACAATGGCGGTGTTAAAGTTTGGGATTTAGATGGAAATGAAAAACCAGTTACTATAGCAAGTGGAGCAAGTTATTTAACATCTACTAATCCTAGAAACGATTTTAGAATGGTTAACATAGCTGATTATACTTTTATTGTTAACAAATCAAAAACAGTATTAGCTGATACTAATACAAGTGCTGCTGCTATTGCTGAATTTTATATTAATATTGTTCTTACAAATTATGGTAAAGAATACACAATTGAATTAAAACACCCTAACATGGCATATGGCATTAAAGCTGCCTTACAATTGCCTACAGGTTCTAATGCAACACATGATGCTTCATATCGAGATACTGCACATGTTGCTGATATATTATTTAAAGGTACAAGCAGTGCATATTGGGATAATTCATCTTCAGCTTCTTTTGCTTTAACAAGAGTAGACACAGGAGCTACTTTAACAAGCACACAAGGTATAGGAACTTATACTGGTGTTACAAACTATTTTACAATGAGTTTGTTTCCTTCAGTTATTAGAGGTGTTTCTACAGATGGTAATAATAATTTTACATTAGAAACAAGTGATGGTTCAGGAAACACAGCTATGTATGCTGTAAGAGAAACTTTAAGTGATTTTACAAAATTACCTTATCATGGAAGCACAGATAGTAAAATTAAAATAACTGGTGATGAAGGTGATATATTGTCTGATTATTGGGTACAATACCAAGATGATGGTGTTTGGAAAGAAACTATTGCACCAGATGTAAGTTTAGGTTTAGATAATTCTACAATGCCACATGCATTAATAAATAATAATGACGGTACTTTTACATTTCAAGAATTAGATTGGAATGACAGAGTTGCTGGAGATGGTATTACCAATGCTAATCCAAGTTTTGTCAATAACACTATTAATAATTTATTATTTTATAAAAATAGATTAGGTATTTTAGCTAGAGATAATCTTATACTTTCTGAAAATGCAGGATTTTTTAATTTCTTTTCAAAAACAGTAACACAAGTTTTAGATACTGATACTATTGATATTGCAGCTTCTGGTTCAGAAGTAAACACATTGTTTGATAGTGTAGCTTTTAATGAAGCTTTATTATTATTTTCAGAAAAAGCACAATATAGATTAAGCAGCGCTGGTGACAACATTACGCCTACAACAGCTGTTTTAAATGAAGTATCAGCTTTTGAACATAATGCAAATGTTAAACCTGTATCAGCTGGTAAGTTTGCATATTTTGCACAAGCAAGAAATAATAACACAGCAATAAGAGAATACTTTGCTGATGATGACACTTTAACAAATGATGGTTTAGATATAACAGTTTCAGTTCAAGATTTAATACCAACAAATTTATATCAATTAATAAGTAATACTACAGAAGATACATTAATTGGATTAGCTGCTGATACAGATGATACGCAATTAGCACCTTATACAACAGGTACAAACGTAACATCTATTAATGGTGGTACTTTATTTATTTATAAATATTTCTTTGATAGAGGAGAAAAAGTACAAACGGCATGGTCTAAATGGGTATTTAATAATGCTAAGATATTAGGTGGAATGTCTTTTGAAAGTTTTATTTATTTAATGGTTGTAGAAGGAACTAACACCAAATTAATTAAAATAGATTTAAGAAATTTAAAAGATACAACTATAGGTCATAGTGTTTATCTTGACCTTAAAACATCAGTAACAGGAACTTATTCAAGTGCAACAAATTTAACTACATTTACATCACCATATGGTGTAAAAACAGGTTTAATTGCAGTAGACAAAACTAATGGTAATAATTATTCTATTACAAATACTGCTGGTTCTGTATATACTTTAGAAGGTGACCACACTGATTTATTTATTGGGATACCTTTTGAATCTACTTATAGATTGTCAACTCAATATATTAGAGAAAATACTGGAAGAGGATTAGTGGCAGTAACTTCAGGTAGATACCAAATTAGAAACGTAGCTTTTAATTATGAAAACTCAGGTTATTTTCAAGTAGAAGTAACACCAACTAATAGACCCACAAGTTATAGTATAATGAATGGTTATATTATTGGCACTGCTACAAGTAAAGTAGGTGTTCCAGCTATAAACTCAGGGACTATAAAAGTTCCCGTATTAGCAAAGAATACTGATTTTACACTGGATATAAAAAGTTCTTCGCATTTACCTATGTATATAGCAAGTGCGGAAGTTGAAGGTTATTATCACAATCGTTCAACAAGGATTTAAAATGATTAAAGAAAACTACGTAAGACCCGCTATATTAAAAGATGCTTTAGATTTAGCACCTAGAATACGTAAAGGTGACAGAGCAGAGATATTAGCGTCTGATAATATATCACCATTAAAAGCTTTAGTATTACCTTTTACACAAGAAAATAGTAAAATATATTCTATAATTGGAAATAAAAGCGAAGGTGTTATAGGCATGTTTGGTGTATCACCGTGTGCTGACCCTGAGTATGGCGTAGCTTGGATGTTGTCTAGTGAAACTTTATTTAAACATACA